TAATCGCTGAATACGATGCAAGGAAAGAAGACGTGTTCACACGTTTTGTAAAGAGGAAGATATATAATGAGCGAAGCACCTAATTGTCCATACTGTTACGACGGTTGGATCGTACAAGATGGCGATACGTTTGAATGTATTGCGTGTCATAAGGTCGTAATAATACCAAAGAAAACTTAAATTCAAGCGGTAAAGTCCAAGTCCGACCAATGTAAAAGAGCTTTACCGCTCATACTCATTGCAACTATCGTCGTTGTTAGTTGTTTTGTAAAAAACCTCTCTGGGAAGCCCTTTCTACCTCTTTGGGCTTCCCACCCTTTTATACTCATTTGGTCGATGAGCAGGTTTTCGTATTTGTACCTGGTTTTTGTTTTCATCCAAAAGGGGGTTGACCACCCCGCCTCTTTTCAAAATGATACACCCAGAAGATATTGACGGAATGTTTGAAGATGATGAACTATTTGAAGAATGGATGGATCTAGTGTTTAAAGGTCAGCAAGAAATGCTGGACCATTAGTTTTTCTTTTCGTCTTGGTTGAACATTCCAATGTTGACGTTCTCTTTGACTTCACGAATTAGTTTAAAGTACGCTACGTCATCTACTATTTTAGAATGGTAAATTAAATGATTAGCGTTCTTGCCCTTCAATTCTTTTTGCAACTCTTTCGCATACTCCAGAGTAAACATATTAAAGAACTCTTTGTATGCTTGGTCGTAAAGTAAAATAGTAATCATCCATTGTTTAGCACTCATTAATAATTGTGCTGCAGAATGTTCTTTTGTTTTCTTCGTGATATACGCTTTACTCTTACCGTTAATATTACCGCCATAGATATAGAACTTAACCCAATTTCTAACAGCTTTATTGTATGCAGCATCGAATCGTTTAAGTAAGTAATTATGGTCTGCTTTAGGCACTTTTGTTTTCTTGAACTTCCCAAACAATAAATCAGCAGTCAAGATCGCTGGATATAGTAATCTGTATTTCAAGCCAAACTGCACACCCATAAAACCCTTTGCGTATTTTTTAGGATCTAAATCACCGTGAATATTACACTTAAACTTACCTTTAGCGTGTAAGAATTTAGATGTGTTACGGTAACAAGCAGTCTTTTTTGAATACCCTTGCCGGAACGATTTCCGCATCCGTTGCAAATATAGTTTTAATTTCTTAAACATCTTTCCCTCTACCGTAATAGTTCTTGTATGTCTCGTAGAATTGCTGCGATAACCCTGAATCTATGTACTGCTGAATAAATTCATCCCTTCCAATATTGGGAAATCCGTTATTCAATAACTTAGTATAAAAATCGGTCATCATTGTCACTTCGTGCTTCATATAAGCTTGATGCAACAAGCTTTTGAAGTTTGGCAGTTCCAGTTGTTCTTCTATCATTTTCTCGTAAACTCTTTTATTGCGTATTCTTCGTTGAACGCCCACCAAATATTCAAGTAAATCGGATGCTCAACATACGTGAATGTACTATTAACTAATGCTTTTTGTAAATAAATCTTTTTATCTTTCACATAGAACCGTTCTCGCCTATCTAAACGCTCTCTACGTGGGAAATAACACCAGTCCATACTAAACCAGTGGAACGGGTCGAATAGTGGCTTATACATCAAATAAGCGTGTCCCTCACGCTTCTTAGTGTACGGATTAATCACTTCACCGCAAAAGATTAAGAGTTGATTAACGTCTATACCCTTATATCTTGCTAAAGCATACATCAAGATTGCACCGTCTTCACAATCGCCAGTTAATGATTCAGCTGATTCAGTAACTGTTTGCCACTTCTCAATAGTCTTCCATTTAATAGAATCAGAAACATACTTCATATGACCACGTGAATTTTCGATATACTTGAAGATAGCCATCATCTGTTGGTCTGCATCAGTCGGGTGTGACTGGATCTTGTCTGCAAGTAGTTTAAGTTGTTCAGAAGGATTTTGTATTTGGGCTTCTAACCAATTAGAAAGATTAACCGACTTTCGGTAGTTCCTGTCGATTACGTAACGGTATATTGTTTTGAAGTAGTGGCTGATACTTGCATTAAAGATGTCCTTTGAATGCTTTTGTATCAGTCGTTTAAAGCTCATTGGAGATGCTCCTTAACATACCACTTCGCTGTTCCCCAGACTGCTGCTGCAGAAATACCGCCAACCCAAGCGAATTGCGGTTGACCTGCCAACATTGTCAGTCCTGCAGCGATTAATGTTACTGCTGGTTTTTCTAGTCCCAGTAAGAACTTCTTCCACGAGAACTTTTTGTTCGTTTCTTTCTTTGCCATTTTTCCTTTTCCAACCGAATCGTTATTATTCGGTTTTGGTAAATACCTACAAATGTAGATATATACCATAAGAGTGATCGCATTTTTCTAGTATGTTGCAACTACAAATAAATGTGCGTGTGCCACTCGTAATGCTTGACCTGTTGCACCTTTAACTACATTAAACGATACATATACATCGTTTGAACTTAATGATTCTTTCATACCATAGTTTTGGTGATTCCAACCTTCACCACTATTACCTGAGAATGTTTCTGAATTGCCTTCATCCATAGCTGCATAAGTTGTTCCGTCAGTTGAGTATTCTAATGATGAAGTTGCTGTACTAGAGTTACTCTGTAAATCACCGTAAATATGACCTAATGCAGAAACAGATGTAATAGTTTCACCGTTCGGTGCTGATATAACAACTGGCAATACTATATTATCAGTCGCTGAAGTTGCTGCTGCATCTAATACCGAAGTTAATGCTGCAACTGCTGCTGTTACAATTTTCATAGAAACTCGTTTAATAGTAATGGTTTTTCCTGGACCATTAGCTGTTCTAAAGTTTAAATCAAAATTATTAATTGAAGTATAAGATGATTGACTTTCACCAATTACTCTGATATAGTATGTGTCATTAGCAAGACCGTCTACTGTTCCTGCAATACCGCCACTCGCACCAAGTGTAGTATTCGCAATCGCAGTCGGTTCAGTTGCGATAGTTGTCCACGCAGAGTTGTCTGTTGAGTACTGAATCCTGTATGTTGGTCGTGTTGAATAACTTGTATAAAAATCTACGTTAGCACTAATGTTTTCAATATTATTACCAGTACCACCAGTAATCTTAAATTTAGCAATTACATCACCAGCAGAATACATTGTATTATCTGCATTACTATCTTGGATGGTTTCCAAACAAAACCCGACTTTGTTATTTACTTTTTCTACTTCATCAACTGCTGCATCAAACGTATCGTTTAAGTCTGCTGCAACTAAAGGAACATCATCTGTCCAATCTGTTCCGCCTAATCTTGTATTTTTAACTGCCATTTTTAATTAAAGCCCTCTGTTATTGTAAATTTAAACTCGTCAGTACTCGCTTTACTTTCCGCAGTGTATGTATCACGACCATCCATCTTAGGTGTACCGTCAGTGTTAAACGTACCAATCTCAGCAATATCGAAACCGTTCGCTTCGTTAGAACTTAGTTCGCAAACAGTCGTAACTGTTAAAGCCACTTCGTCAATTGCTGTGGATGTAAAGTCTTTGAGTAAATCTGAATCTTGGTAACTACGCAATAAATCATATACGAAATCACCAGCACTAAATGTATCAGTTGCATTGTTTGTTGTTGCTACTATTTCAAAGTAATCAACAGGACTACCAACAGTTCCAACTTCTGTATTAGTATTTAATACGCCAAGATCTAAATAATTCCAACCAGTTGCTAGTGTTGAAACTTCAAATGTCTTTGAAAAGTAATTGCTTGAATCACTTCCAAGCTTAACTTCAACTGCTGTACCGCTTGTCAATAATTTATCTTTTGCAGTATCGTTTAAAATGTAAAGCCATAAACTTACATAATACGTTTCATCAACCACTGTTCCAGCAGAAGCTAAGTCTGATATTGCCCAAGTCTTTGTAGCGTTACCGTTGTTTGCAATTAAGTTCTGTGCAGTGTCATCTGATTGCCCTGCTCCTGGTTTAAAGACTGATGTATTATCAGTAGAATTGTCACCACCGTTAGAACCTGTTAATTGGTTGCTTCCGTCGTCGTTCGTTGTTCCGTTATCTATTGGTATTGAAGCACCCAAATCAGTATCAGTCACAGCAGGAGCTGTTGAGCTTGTTCCCACTTTAAATTGTGAAGGGATACTGTAATCAGGAGAACTCTTAAAACCACGATTCAAAAGAATCTTTTTACCGTTTGTTGTTTTTATTCCTGCCATTTTCTAATATGTTGTATCAAAGTCCTCGACATAACTTCCTCGTCTATCACCAAGCTTCGGATTATCGAAAGAGTACCAAAGTTTGCAGTTAGTATAATTAGTGCTTGTGCTTCCAAATTGATTATCACGTAGTTCTTGCTGCACAGTTGTTGAGAGTGTTGTATCAAAAAACATTACTTCATCAAGGTTACCGTCAAAGTATGTACTTGAAAAACCGATTGTCGGGTTTGTAAGTGTGATTGAATCGAACTCCATATATACGTGAGTTCCACCAGTGACTGCTGTTTCTGTTGTTGTGACACCTGTTAAGCCTGAAGTCGATATATTGCCTGAACCATCAACTGATATAATATTGCTGTTGCCTAAGTCCATAACATCACGTGAGTTAGTATCAACCGACATAAAGAAACTACACGCAACAATCCCTGCCTCGCTTACTGTTGCTGTTATATTATGATCCGTTCCATTAAACGTACCACACGCAAGTCTATTGAGCGGGAAGTCATCAGTATCAGTCATCGCAGTAAATTGAGCACCAGTTGAAACATTAGTTCCTGCCCACGTACCGTGATTAGAATTACCGCTGCAATCAATTTCCTTATCAAGCCCTGTCCGTAAATATCCAAGTGTATCGTGTCCAAGTATTAACGAATCGCCCATAGCTCTGTGTTCAAGTTTAAGCCCTTGTCGTGCAAATGTTACATTTGTTCTAACTGATGCAATTAAACTTCTTAATATAGATGTCAAAGTTTGGTCAGTACCTTCGAGTGCTTTTAATCGTTCATCAATCGTTTCAATAAGTCCTCTTATATCAACACGTGGCGTACCAATCTTTAAGACATCATATTCTGCACCGTAGTTAATTATTTTCTCAGTAACTACATAATCACCATCACGTGCAGTTCTTATTGGGTCTGCAATTGTTATTTTATTACCAAGAGTTATACCGTATTCATCAGTCATAATTGTTGTACTAATTTCACCAAATTCTAATACTTCTAAAATTTGCTGTAAACGTATTTCTGCATCAGCTACTGTTAATACATCAGGAAACTTAAATAACTCTGCTTGTGTTAATCCGTACCTATCAATACTTGTCTGACTTAATCCAGTTACTGGTGTTGGAATATCAGTTAAATATGTAGCAACAACATTATTAGTTCCGCTTGGTGGTGCTACTTCAAAAATAATTGTTTTACGTAATGTATCAAGCGTATAATCATACCCAGTTGTTGAACCAAGTTTTCCTAGTACTTGAAGCGTACCGCTTATTTTAGTTTCAATCGATACTGGTGTATAAGTTAATTCAAATTCAGTTTCGTTGCCGTCACCGTCAAAAGAATCTGTTCGGGTATCACGTTGTAACGCACCATCAATTGTTATTTTATTTCGCATACCTTCAATGTCTTCTTCCCAGTTAGGTATATTTTTAATTTGTGAACCAACATTTAACACTGTACCGTATGCTTCATAACCTTGTGGCTCTAAACGTATAACATCGTCATTATAATCGTAATAGAATATCCAATTTAACAATTTTTGAATTAAGTGCATCCTGTTTAATCGTGATTGATTATTAGACACAAATTTATCAACTGCATTTAGCGTTCCGCTATCTACAACTGACGGAGTAAAACCCCCATTTGTTGCAATATCTGAAAATATAGCACTTAGTTTTCCTGCTTCTGGATCTATATTTTTGTCATAGCTTGTTACAAACAAATCGTATTTTAGTTTTTGAAGTGGATCTAAAACAATAATTTCTTTTGTATTGTTTGGTGTGTCTTCTATCTTTTTTATATTGCCTTTAAATACAATATCATAATCAAATTCAAAATCCAATAATATTTCATCACCTGATTCAAGTAATAATTTATCACCTGATTCAAGTAATAAAGAACCACCACCTTGACTTGCATCTGCTCGTTTAATAATTACTTCATCACCAGAAGCTGGTGTGACAGTATCTGTAATAGAATCTGCAACAAGTACACGTGCAATATTACCAGTGTTATTATTTCGTGCTAAAGTAATGGAAGTGCCAATTAAAACATAATTTGGTCCTGTACCATCTGCAATTCCTACTTCTGTTCCAGCTATTGTGAAACTATATGTTTGTACCATTTATACAACCTTTAAAAGCAAACTATAATTAATTCTGTAAGGGTCTGAGAAACTTCTTGTCCAAGTCCAATCAAAGCCTTTTACTGTATGATTATCTCCAAAGCTATCAACATAAACTGCTGATTGTTGCAAACTTAAAAGTTGCCCGTCGCCTTGAATCCAGTTTTCTAAGATACCAATAAACTGTGCCAGTTTAGCATTATCATCAGCACCTGCAAAACCTTCTCCATCGTGATACGCTTGAATGACAATAACTCGAGTTTTACCTTTCCAATCAACTGCGGTATTCCCTGCTTCGCCAGTTAATGGAATATTAAACTCAGTAAATTTAATGTTGACCTGTTGCTGTTCACTAATAACAGTACCCATATTTTCAGTGCCTGAAAATATATCTAATGTCGGTTTTTGTAATGCCATTAATTATTACCCCCTGAACTAAATCCGCCAAATGAATATGGGAAATAATCAGTTGTTCTGGATGTTTGTGTTTCACCAGATACTCGGATTTGTTCTTGTAACCTATCACGTGCTTCACGTTCTTCACGTTGTCGTCTTGTTCTTTCAGCAATATCAGCTATAAAAACAGCACCTGGATCAACCGACATTCCGCCTTGAAAAGTTCTACCGTTAATAGTCGTTTCCATTATGCGTGTTTTTCTATCTTCTGATACTGATTGTTGTCTTCTACCTGCTTTACGTTCTAAGTTTTCAGCGATTGCTTTTTTTGCTGCATTTATTCGTTTTTGTAATTCTTCTTCCTCACGAACAAGATGTTGAACATTTGCAACTGCTTCTTCAGTTAAAATATATATGCCGTCAATTTGTTCTAAAGTACTAAGTATTTTTTGGTTAGTGCTTAGTTTATTTGCTTCATTACGTTCTATATTACCTGCTTTATCAACGATACCTTCTCGTAAAGCATCTTCCATAGATATAAGTTCAAGAATGTCACCAGTTAATCTATCGATACGTGCAACTTTATCAATACCCTCAGGCGTTCGTACTTTTGCAAATCGTGTTCTACCATCTTCGCCAATATCACCACTAGAACCACCCGCAAATAATCCGCCTATTGCTACAGCTGCAACACCTGCTGGTCCAAATAACGCTGCAGCAAGTGCCTTCTTAAAAGCAGCACCTGCAGCACCAGTCAATGTGCCACCGCCAATTAACCCTGATTCTTGTTTACGTTGTGTAACCATTCGTTGTTTATTGCTTTTTTGCAACTCTGCAAGAATTTGTTTTAGTATTTTAGATTCTTCTGAACTCGTTGTTCCGCTTACTTGACCGTCACCACGACTTGCGTTTACTGTTATACTTGCTCCTACTGGCACTTTACATTAACCCCATTTTACGTTTTTGATGTTCTTCGACATTCTTAAACCATTTTTTATCTTCTTCTGATACATTTGCCCATAAATTAGCTTCATCAGTTGTTTTTTCAGCAACTGGTTTATCTGTAACAATATCGTCTTTTTTAAGCATCTCAATAATCTTTTTACGTAATACATTACCGTCGTTGATTGTTAAGCTGCCCCATTTCCAAAAAGGAATACAAGTCATTTTTCGTTCAACATAATTTAAAAATGCAAAGTTGTTTACTGCATTTTCAATTACACCTGAAATTTTTAACGCCTTGTTAAAAACACGATTAGTTAAAGGTCGAATATACACACGACCAATTGACAAATCTACAAAATCCTCATATACCTTTTTCTTAAACATTTATACTGTCCACCATAAAATAGGAGCACTGTCTTTTGCTTGGAATGCTGTACCGTTAAAAGTTGCAACAACTAACCCACCACCGACTGACTGTGGTTTACTGAAATTATCAATAATACAGTTATCAAGGTGTAACCTACAATACTTATTACCATTAACTAAATCAATGCTAAATTCCTGTGTTGTATCAGGACTTACACTTGTTGAACCGTCTTCTGGTGTATAAGTGTTCGTTGGTGATTCTTTACCATAAAACTTAGTAATGATTTGGTCGCCTAAAGCTTGTGCCATAATTACTTCAATTGTAAAGTTATAAGTCCTTCCTGGACCGCCAAGTTTTGGAATGTTAATAAATCGTGATTCGATACTCCTTGTATCAGTAACAAGTCCGTTATCCATACTAATGCTGAAACTTCGTACACCGCTTAATGTTGAAGGTGTTGCATCAAACTTCCAAGTACCGTTAAGCATAACAAACGCTGGGTCAGTAACTGCTACATATGATTCACCTGATTCTCGTTCACCAGTCTTTTGAGCAACGAAAGTTGCATCACAAGATAGTTTAGATCCAATGCTACCGCTTAAAGTGAATGATTGCCCAACACAACCTGTTGCAAAACTTGCCTGGTCAGTTGTATCGTCGTTTAATACTTCAATACTAAACGGAACGATTGCTGTACCACCTGATACTGCAACTGTATCGCCTTCTGTTAATGTAAAAGCAGATACTTCTGCTTGTCCATCTCCCGACTTTGGTCCTATCCAGTGTTTCAAGAAATCAAAATCAACTACATCAAATGTGACTGATCCACCAGCTTCAAACGGTCCATAATATGCGTTAGTGATATTAAGACCTTCGCCAAGTCCTCTGCCATAAATGATTGAGTTGTCTTGAGTAAGCGAAACACTTTGTACTCTTGCTAGTTCGTTATATGAAGCTGCTTCTGTTCCGTAAGTAGAACTTTCAGGTCCATATTGAACTTTACTAAATTGTTGTGATTGACTCATTGTGATACCTCAGGATCTGGTTCAAACCAGTCCGCTTTATTGTCTTCTAAATATTGTTGCACTTCTTCGTGCGTGTAAATTGTGGATATGTCTAAGTGTTCTTGTAAAAACTTAGACTCTTCTTCTTCAAGGATTACTTCAGTATTATCTAATTTACGAAGAATACCACCTAAGTTTTTGAACTCAACAGTGAAATAATGTCCTATACCCTGTTCATACTCTGCAAACTGTTCATCAAAAACAGTTGCTGGTCCTCTAACATATATTACTGCCATTTTTAATCCCACGTATTCCCTGATAATACATCAGTTATTTTTGAATCTGAAACATACTTGTTCCACGCACCTGCTTGATCTACATAAATATCGGCTGGGTTTCCTGTATTGACTGAATTTCTGCCGATTATGATATTGTTCGCTGAACTAAAGTTTCCGTTAGTAGTTCGTGCTTGAGTACTACCAACTTGCACCATACTACCAACCTCACCAAAGAACGCTTTCATCTCACCACTATCGCTTGAACCACTAACCTTTAATACCGCTTCGTACCAAACAGAAGTACTTGCACTTATTGTATGCGTCACTACATCGTACTCTGAATCAGAGTTCTGCACTTCAAAGTCCACTCGTGTAACTGAAGCAGTATAACGTATCGTACAATACTTTGCAAAGCTAGTATCTTGGAATGCTATAAGCATCTTATTCGCACCACCAGTCGCTTTAAGTTGGAATTTGACATACAGTGTTATTTCAGTATCACTCGCACTCGGTGCTACGCCTGAATCAACATAATCGTTCACACCGTCGAATCCGTATGATTCACCTGTGTCACCTGTTTGTCCAGTAGTCGCACCGTTATTTGTACCGTTATTCCCAGCACTTGAGAGGTCATCAGGGTTACTTCCTGTATTATCAGCGTCATCGAATGAGTACCAGAAGTAGTTACCAGTGTTCAATTCTGAATCGTCACCGATAAATCCGCCACCACCAGCTACTCTAAGTCTTGCAATTGATTGAAAACTTTGTATAGTACTAAGCATCTCTAAGCCCCACCATCTGTCCAACCGTTTGTGCTAGCGTGCCAACCAGTTGCGTCGTAATATGTTAATACAGCAATATCTCCTGCTGTTGATAAGTTTGTAATCTTGTCACCGTCATCAAGTGCTGTGCCATCCAAGTAAATTAAATCACTTGCATTAGGGTCTACACTAACCGCTACTGCACCAATAGTAATGACTGTTAAGCTCATACCATCTTCCACTGCTGGAAGCGTAAGCGTTGCTGCACCTGTTACATAATACACCGCACCGAAGCACTCTGTGTTGGTTAATGTATGACTCGTTGCGTGTGATTCAGTAAAGATACCGCCTGAAATGTCACCTGAAACTGTTAAATCTCCACTAGGTATTGTAACATTACTTGTTGAATCAATTTCAAGTGCTGCGTTTCCTGCTGCATTATTAAAAATATTAAACTCGTTTGTTTCACTTACATCTGAAAAGATAGACCATTTGTTTGTACCGCTAACCGCTAAATGTAACACTGGGTCAACTGGTGAGTCTAAGAATAATTTAGCCTGACCAGTACTCGTGGATTTAATCTTAGCAAACGAATTAGCCGCATCTTCTATTTGGAAATATGTGTCAGTATCTAATGAACTTGCATCATTCACTAATATTCCAGGTGCAGTTAAGTTACCTGCTGGTATTGTGATATTCTGTGAAGTATCAATCGTCAGAGCATCAGCACCGTTGACATAAGTAAAAAATTCACCAGTTGTTCGAGTGCCAATATACGCTTGGGCAGTTCCATCAAGGTCTAGTCTAATTTGCGTTACGTCACCAGATGCTGAACTACCGTCAAGATGTAATCTTCCGATTGTATCGTTGGATTCTGCTTTAAGAATTGCTGCACCTGATGTCGCTGTTGTAGTAATTGCACCAGTTGAATCAATAGTACCTGTAAGATTAACATTACCTGTGCCAGTAATATCGTTACTGTTTAGATCTAAATTACCACCAAGTTGTGGTGTAGTGTCCTCTACTACATTTGCAAGATACGTTCCAAAATCACTAATTTGTGATTCAGTTATAGAAACATCTGCTTGTAAATTTGCCCAAGTAATCTTCTTTGTTTCAACTGCTGATGTATCAACAACTGGTAATACATCAGTTGCGTCTAAGTCTGTAATTTCTGTTAATGCACTAATTTTCGTGTCTGTCATTATGGTAATCTCCTGAAGTTACGCATATTAAATCTAATCTGCATAATTCTCTGAAATATGTTTAAAGGTGATTGATAAGGTGCTGGTGAGTTATCCAGTATTTGGAAATCATACAAAACGCCAATTAAGTCAGTCTTTGCATAATCCTTGAAAGCGTTCTCAACTTGTCGTGCTAAGTATCGAGTTACATCAGGACCACTAAACGATTCACCGCTAACCTCACAAAGTAAGTCTTTATACGATAATACATCAATCTGAAACACTACTGTATCGTAAGTGTTTGATTGGTCGCCTACTTCTTCAAAGCCACTTGTTTTTGATATTTGCCAACTACCAATACGTGGGAAGTTGTTTTTACTTAAATCAACTCGTGGTAAATCTGGATATATCCAGTTAGAACCTTTCTTAAAACTAACAACAATATTATCTGTGCCACTCGCTGGAGCTGTTGCAAACTTAATCTTTTTGTTGTCTAAGTCAATATTATATGCTGTATAAGGAATTTGTGTTACGCCATCAACAACAACCGAAACAATACACTCTGGTTGTTCTGTTAATGTAAATTCTGTGTCTGATGCGTTACCTGAGAAGTTTTGTGTATCCGCTGTCATTCGATTAGATAAACCAGTACGTGTTACTTCGTCAACTCTCGCTCTGAGAAAATTGTATATAACTTCTTCTGGTTCGCTAAAATAAATTTTAATCACCGCTTGGATTTTAAAGAGACACTTGTCTCATAGATAATAAATAAGTTTACTTATATTTAAATAATTTCTATGATAGTGTTAAAAACACCAAGTTTTGTAGTTCACTATATTTGTAATAACTGTTCTTTGAACATCAAACATAACAGCGAGTTCCCTATGAAAATATTTACCAGTTTTGTGTAGATGTCTAATTCTTGCAACATCCGCTTCACAAAGTTTTACATTAGGAGCATTTTCAAGTTTTTGGCATTTTAAACCAATTGTAAATGCGTGTTTATTATTCTCTGAATGAGTACACCATTCAAGATTATCAATTAAATTATTTAACTTGTTGCCATCTTTATGATTAACACAGCGTTTATTGTCTGGATTAGGAATAAACGCAATAGCCATTAATCTATGAATAGTGTAATGTTTCCCTTTTCCGTTTTTATACAAAACAACGTATTTATACCCTCTGGTATCAATATCAGATTTTAATATTCGTTCTTTGCCAAATTTCAAACTTTTTACTTGGCAATCATCACTAATCAAATAATCATCCCAAAGTGCTTCCCATATAACCATAGTATGATATATACTAATATTATTTATAAAAGTTATTAAGAAAACGCCTTTTTCGCCAAATCATCCATTACAATAGGGTTATACAACACTTTACGGATAAAAGCGAATGGCTGAGCTCCCCGAGGAAAGTTCTTGCGTAGGTTTGCTGGTAAATCTTTCTTTTTAGGGTCTGGGTTAGCTGGGTAACTTTCTTCACCGTATCTACTCCAATACTCGTAAGTACCAAACTCCAAATAAATCATATAATCCTGAGTGTTTTCAATAGTGAGTTCTCTACCGTTAAACGAAGCAAACCAACCCTGCAACAACTGACCGTTTTCAATCAATCGCATATTACGGATGTTCTCTTTAATCTGATTTATTATCAACTCACCAAGAATAAACATACGCTGGTTCAATTCTTCCTCAGAAAAGCCACCATTCAGATTAAGTGTTAAGTTTACAGCTACCATTATGGACTTCGCCTACATACCCAACCTTGATAGATTAAACTGCCGTTAGTCTGTTCTGCTTCCACTTGTTGACGTAAACGCCAAGTAATACCGTCAACAATAATCTCGTCGCCTACGCTTATTGTGTGATTATAAACAGTATAAAAGATTGCATCACCAGTCTTTGCATAACCTATCTCAATTAGTTCACGTAGGATCTTAAAGTCAAACTGTAAGTCGCCAATAATAGTTGTGTCAGTTGATGATTGACCAGTTAAACGACCTGCTGAATTGTAGGTGTTTGTATTAACTCGCCAAGTTATATCGTTACGCCCGAACTTATCAAACCACTCAAGTGATTTAGCCCGTTGTAAACTTGCAAAGTCTGATGCTCCTCTAGTTGTTACCATTGTTTAACACGCAAACAAGGATTCGCCAACTCTCGGTAGTAAAGCGTCAATACGTGCCTGGAACTGATTAACCGTTTCACGAACATTAACATATACTTCACCAATACCAACTGTTTTACGACCAAGTGTGAAGCTTGTCGCATCATCGAATGAACCACCAGTGATTGATGCGAATACACGTAACGCAACAACTAAATCAGTGAGTTCCTGAACGTCTGCTGGTACTGAGGAATATCCGTGCCTATAATCAACTCGAATATTACGTTTACCGTTTGGCAACCTTGTTGTAATTATAATTCTTCCGTCGCTATTGAACGAAAGCTGATACAATGGTATATCTCGCTCGATTGTTGAATCTTGGTCAAGATATACCATATTAATCAAAGCTTCTGTGGAATATGTGCTGTTCGCTACAATTCTCACAAAGTATAAACTACTGCTACCATTAACAGTGGTTTTTTGCCAATCCTGGAGTGAACCCCAAGATAGCTTACCACCTGTCTCGAAATTCAAGACACCTGTGGCACTTTCAGTCGCACTTATAGCAACCCAAGAACTTCCGTTATAATATTCAATAGTATTAGTTCCACCAGTTACACCGTTAGTGTAAAGTAGAGTATGAATTGCCAGAAACTTTCGTGAACTGCCAATATACAAGTAATCGTTTGCTGCAGTCGTATCTGCAAACGGTTGGAAACCTGTTCCGCCTGATGCGTTGATTGAAGACGTTACATCAGTATAAGCTGTGCCAACTGAATCGTAACGCTGTGCGTTAATAATAGATTGATTTTGTGAAAGTACAAAGAACCCAGTGATTGAATTAACACCACGATTTAATAGTTTAAGTTCTTCGTAATCGTCGTGGTCACGAATGTACGGTTCGTCTGTTGTTGGGTAACGCTGTTCCCATTCCCAGTCGAAGAAGTTAGTTGACGATTTTTCTACTCCCCAGTAATTGCCTGTCATCTTATCGACTTCAAGCTCTGCTGCGGATAAATATGTATTCAAAAGTGTGTCAGATGCTTTCGGGGAATGTGTATAAGAAATATAAAGTAGGTTAGTGCCAAGCTCAGTAATACCACCAGCAGTTAATAATACTGTCCCTGCATCCTTATCTAAAGTGTAATGTGTCGTTTCTGTTAATGCTGTAAGACTGTTTGAACCGTCTGCTCCATAAGAAAGACTGTAAGAACTAGCAATAACATTACCATTATCCAGATCGAAAGAATCCTCACTATTATCACCAGTGCCAAGTAGTTCGTTCTGAACATCAACACCAATTCCAGTGGTTCTAACAATACTGAGTGTGCTAGTGTACGCCATTTATTTATTTGTTCCAAAACTTCTTTGTAGTTTTCTTTGTTGCTTTTTTGGCAACTTTCTTCTTTACTACTTTCTTTTTTACTGGTTCTTCTTTTACTGCTTCCAGCTTTGGATGTCGTTCAAACTTCTCAGGAAGGTCAACTATTTCGCCCTTCTTGATACTTCTAATATCCTGTGCTGCAAACTTAAAGAAGAAGTCTGCTGTTGCTTTAAATTTCATTGTTCACCTAAGCTGTTTTAATTTGAATGATTCTAGTTTGACCGCCTTGATTAGCTGTCAAAAATATATCACCTGATGCAACAGTGAAAGCTGCTTCAACCTTAGTTTTAATTGTAGCATCTGAGTCTGTTGCTGAAATTGTAATTGCTGTTGTATCGCCTGCTGCCATTTTTTTATTTACCTATTAAAAACCCCGAAGGGAAAAAAGGAAACAATTAGTTTCCTAAGTTACCGTACAATACTAAAGTACAAGCTACGTCTGAACCACCTGCAACATTGATTGTTACAGTTCCTGTGCCTGCAGTTACAACATTAATTGCTGCATCTGAGTCATCGTTCTTAGAAACAACAGCGTGATTTATTACGCTGAATTTCTGTGACGTATATGTTTCACCATCGCTAACGTCTAGTTGCACTACCTCATAGTTTGGGTCTGCGTTTACTAGACGGTAATTAACTGTTGCTGCTGCCATAGTTAATTACCTCTAAAGCCCTGAAATTACTAAAGTTCCAGTTAATGTCGGTGTTGATACATTACCAATTGTTACTACGCCAGTTGACGTGTTCCAACTTGGTTTTTCATCAGTAGACGCTGAACCTGCTGATTGGTAAAATTCTGCTGCCAGAATTGTACTAAAAACAGTTCCTCGACCGTCTGCTGCATCCATATTAGTATCGTATGTGTCGCCAGTTGTTGGTGTGCTACCCAGTTCAAGAGTAACTACCTTAATGTCGCCATTCCAACTGTTGTATGTGTTGCTTACTGTTACTGCTGCCATTTTAATTTACCTCTAAGCAATACCGTACATTTGCGTACAAGCTGCTTCGTGAGTCAATACAAATGTTAAGTATTCTTTTAACATATATACGTATGAATCGTTTTCACTAGCTTTTTCTTCGTACGTCAAATCTTGTAGGACTGCCATAAATGTATATCTAGTATCAAGGAATAAGATCCGTTTACTGTTTGCAGTTGTTGGCATAAATTTATCTCTAATAAATAATACACCGTCAAACTCGAAAGCGTCTGGGATACCGAATCCTAATACTGCTTCTGATGGGTTAGTCACTTGTCGCTGGATGTTCAATAACAATCCTTTAACGTAGTTGTGAGTACTTGCATCAGTTACCGCTACATTAATCATTCCGTTGTTGTTGTAAGACGTTGCAAACTCTGCTCTAATACCTGAAAGAGTTGGGTAACCGCTTGACAAGTCAGTTGTGTTAGTTGCAATTGATTGAATTAATCCGTCTGGTTCTTCTGGGTTTGTGTCCTTATCACCATTGATAATCATATCTTCTTCTGCTTCCATAATAGAAGTAGTTTTAACACTTAGATCAAGTTGGCTTGGATCTACAAATCCTCGCATAGCTGCTACTGCTGGACCGCTAACTCTACCTTTTGCGTATAGGAATTTAATTCCAACACTTACTCGGTCGTAAACGTCAACTTGGTCTGCAATTGAAGCATTCTCTGCTGCCCATACTGCTCCGCCTTTGCTCGTAAGAGGTACGTAGTCGTAAGTTAAACCTTTAACTGCTCGTCGTGGTAACATATTACGAAGAGGAGTTTCACGTACTGTTCGGTCAACAATACTTGGGTCTACATATACTGGAACAAGAGCTGTTCCTGCTGTACCTGCACCGCCTGTTTGAGTATCGATTGATACTTTCTGCATTTGACCTGCAATTTCTTGTCGCTTATCAACTCGTGAGAACGGGTTGTAGTATTCACGACTGATTCCACCTAAGTCATCTTCGCCAACTTGGAAGTCACCGAATGAATCGTTAAAAGCTTTTTCAACAGAAAATCCTGCTGGTCTTTCACTAAATACTGCTTTATTCATTTTTCTTTTTACCTTATTAAAATAGGAAGTTTACCTTTGTTTACTTCGTTGTTTGCTTCAAGTTGATTGCCCTCTGGGGAATCGTGCTGTGCTTTAAGTACAGGACTGCCTTGAAGTTTTTCCATCTGCTCAACCATTAGAGCATTTTGTTTCTGTAAGTCTGCTACTTGTTTTGCAAGTTCAGATTCACCAGACTTTTCAGCTTCTTCTTCTGCTGGTGCTTCAGATTCTTCTTCAGCTGGTTTTTCTTCAACTGCTGGAGCTTCTTCAGCAACCGCTTCAGGTTCTGCTGGTGCTTCTTCTGCGTCTTTTTGCAATTGTGCAACTTCTGCTTTCAAAGCTTCGTTCTGGTCCAGAATTTCGTTAAACTCTTTTTCAGAGTATGTTTTTTCTTCTGCCATTTTTTGAGTTTCCTCGTTAAGTTTTTTACTAAATTTCTTAGCAAGTGCCATAGCCATTCCGTGCCTATTGCTCGGGATAGCAACAAAACTTGCTTCAAGAAGTTCTAATTCTGTATATACATTGACTGATTTTTCTTCAATCTTACGTTCTTCACAACCTTTAACCATAGCACCAATACTGATCCCGCAGTGTGCGCCTTCATCAAGCATACCCTTAATCATCTGTGCTTTAGGGTTACTTTCGTAAAACTTAGGCTCTGCAATTAAAGCTGTGTGTCCGTCAATGTTTTCGATCCGTTGATTAGTCCATTCACCAACCATATTTTCAATCTTGTTTTCGTGGTCCAAAAGAATAGCTGTTTTTCCTGACTCATTACCAGCAATCTTCAACAATGCTTCACGTGAAACAATTTCACCATCTCGGTCCATTGAATCATCACTAAGAACTGCTAAATATTTACTGTCAGAAGTCTTCATTAAAGTACGAAAAAGCTCAATCTTTCCTGGATTAGAATTGACTGTAGATTTTTGAGTTTGAGACATATAAAGATAAATAAGTTTACTTATATTTAAATAATTTCTATGATTGCTCGTTTTTAGGGGGTAATCGGTACTCTATGACGCAACGACAATTTACGTGCGAAGGCGGATAATCAAAGTTTTTACCAGTCTTATCATCAACAAACGGTTCATCAAATGGAACACCCTTTTTGAAATACTTTTTATGTAACCTGCGACAAATGTCGGAAGTTCTATCATCCATTACTGCTGCATAAGCTTTATGACCTTTAATCCCTGCTTTCTTATAACTCGTAAGTTTACCCTCGTTAATGAAGCGAGTTGTTTCTGTTCTTGCAATTCGCTCAGCCTGTGCTTTACCAACACCGTCAAAGATTTTCTCAATGTTTTTAGTCATCTGTTTTCGACTAACTTTATTTTGCACATCTTCCTGTACTTGGCGTAAGATCCGAACTTGCAGTTCTTTCGTTGCTCCTTTAATTCCGTACCACATTCGCCCGTTGATTGTATAACCGTTTAGTTGTTGGTCTTCTAAAGCCTTTACTTTTGAGTAATGTTCAGAACTCATACCAATATCCATAGTTAATTCTTGCTCAACTGCTTCCATACCTGATTTAACACCTTCACGAACGAATCGCCTGACGACTCTAAGGAATGGTCGTGCATTGACAACACCAAGGACTGTACGAACAAACTCGCCAAATGCCTTTGTGGTAATATCTGCAGCCATCTTCTCGACTGGTATTTCGTTGACTTTGTTAGTGACTTTCTTTTTCCAGAGATTAACATTTTGAAGGTAGAAGTTAGCATAATCATCAGACTCGTCAATAACATCCTCGCCTGGTTCGATTTCGTCAGAAACCGCCTTGCTACTTGTATAAACATCAATCGCTGGTTCTGTGTCCTCGTTATGCTCTGCTTCTTGTGGCGTAAACTCAATTAACGGTTCTTCAACCACTAAGTTATCAACGCAGTAAATATTGTAAAAATTTGATAAGATTGATTGTCGGTCTACTTCGTCAAGGTCTGCAACATTAAAGATTTCTTGCAAAGTAATTTGTGTCCAGTAATCCCAGCCCTCTTTTGATTTGAAAAAGAACGTGAACGATTCAGCTTGGTCAAACCTGTGCATAACTGGCACTTCTGTCGTGTGCTTCCTGAACTGTTTCCAAAATCGTTTAAATTCTAATCGTATCATTCTAAAAGTCCTCTACCCATCGGATTGCTACCGTTGCGTCAGTTGTTGCGTTAGTTGCTCGTACTGCAATAGTTAAAGTTTCGCCAGGAAGTATTATAATATCGGTTGTTACTTGTCCACCTTCACTTATTGAACCAGCAGCTGCAAGTGTACCGAAGTCTATTGCCTGACCGCCAGTTACTGTTGTTCCAGCTGTATCGTATTCTATTACCGAAGTATTAGTACTTATATCAGTGTACGCTGGAGTACCGCCAAGCGTTGTGTTTTTGAGAAGTTGGAACTCGGCTGGTTTATTACCGTCAACCGCTATACTGTATTTGAGAATGTTAATAGGTGTTCTATTAGTTAGTGTTTGGTATGTCGCTTTATTACGGATCGTTAAAATATTAGTGAATGAAGTTCCAACACCTGTTTTAGTGTTACCAATCGCATTAGTAGGACCAAGATATTCAATCTTACCCTCAACCTCACCAACACAAGATGCACCCTTTAATGTGATGTTTGTTGTGTTAGTCGTGTTCTCAACACTCCATAGAATAGGGAATGACGGATTAAGTAATGAAGGTACTGTGTTAGCGTTAGCGTATCGAACCTGATGCACTGTAACAAATCTTCCTGTGTTAGCATCCTCAATAGCGAACTCAATAAGCCCGAAGCCTAACCATTGAAAGTTAATTTGATAAACATTACCTTTTGTTGGGTCTAGATTTTGTCCAGTAGGGTTAGATGCACCGCCAGTGCCATCCATAACATCACCGTTCCAGTCTGCCTGAGCAACCCAAGTATCAACACTATTATTACGTGTCATTATACCGAAGCTTGTTCCGTTAAATCCAAAGAATAAACCGTCAACATCATCACCGCAACCGAACAACTGTTCAGAGTTAGCAACGCCTGTAGTGAACAAAGCAGTACCTCTTATGTGAGCACCTTGGCCTGGTCTATATTTAAGAAAGCGTTTGGTTTCAATCTGAGCACTAGAACTGGATGCAGCGGTTGTTTGCAGCACTGCCATAGAGTCCGCTTGAGTAACTGTACCACTGCCAGTCGTTGTTACATCAACCATATCAGTATTAACATTATAAACGAAATCAGCTTGTACTACTGGAGTAGGTTCAACCATTTCAACCTCGCCAAAAGCACCTCTTGGGATATTAACATCAAGTGCGTTACTAACTGGTTCGATTGCTACGTTTTGATAAGCACCGCCTGACGTTCTACCAACGAGTACGTTCCGACCTAAGTTTGCAGTCATATTAGGCGCAA